GCGGTGCTCGCCGCGTTCGATGATGTCTCGCAGTTGCCGAACGCGAAGCGTCCCCATCAACAGGTCGTGCGCCTCGGCGATCTCTAGTTCCCGGTCGAGCAGCGCGAGGACGGCGGCGCGCTCCTTCTGTTCTTCGTGCGTCATGGCGTCACCTCGCGCATGGTGACCTCGACCCGCGGCTGCTCATTCCCCCAGGCGAACCACGAGGACGCTGCGATGCTCACGATGCACCGGTCATTCTGGACCACGCGGGCGATCTGCATCGCGTCGAGAGTGATCTTCACGACGTTGTCCAGGTCGTGCCGCGAGGTCGCCGGAAGGCGGTACTCGGGCAGTCCCCACAGCGCGCGGTCGATGTAGGAGGGGCGCGTCTTCGGGCGCGGATGGTAGGCGCGGATCTCGGCCTCCCACAGCGGAGCCGACTCGTTGCATGGGATGTAGTACCTGCCTCCGCAATGGCTAAGATGCTGCTCGCGCAACTGGTGCGCGCCCTCGTGCTCCCACGCACGGGTAGTCTCCGGCGTGCGGGCGCTCCCGGTCGCGCGCGTGAACACGGGACGCCCCTTGCCTCGCGGCTCGAGCAGGATGGTGTAGCTGCGCTCGATCATGGCTTCACCTTGAGCACGTCAGGACCGAAGCGCACCACGCCATCGAGGCGTGCCTCTGCCACCGCCCAGCGGGTAGCGTAGTCGATCATCTTGCGTTCACACTCCGCGTGCCGGGCCTTCTCGTCCTCGAGGGCGCGCTCGGCCGTTTCCAGACGCGTGAGGAGGCTGTCGATGAGCGTGCGCAGCTGCATCGCTTCGTTCATTCCACACCTCCGTCCTTCATGTAGAGCTCGGCGATGTCCGAGGCCGTGAGGCCCAGAGCCTTGTAGAGCTCCATGATCACGCGAGCGGCCGGCCGGCGACGACCGTTCTCGTACGCCTTGATGGCGCTGATTCCGACACCGACGAGGTCGGCGAGCTGCGCCTGAGTGAGCCCGGCGGCTTTACGTCTGTCTGAGAGCGATCCCATTTTTCTTTCTCCACGGGTTGACGTTCCGTGAACCCATTCATAGTATGTGGGTGTCGGGTCGTCAACCCCCCGACGAAGGAACACGATGAACTACGCAAGTCAGGATATCGGCGAGCTGGCGAAGGCCCTCGCCGCCGCGCAGGGCGAGATGAACGCCGCCAGCAAGGACGCCACGAACCCGCACTTCAAGACGCGCTACGCGGACCTTGCATCCATCATGGACGCGTGCCGCGGCCCACTCACGAAGCACGGCCTCGCGGTCACCCAGCTGCCCGGCCGTGACGAGGCCGGACAGGTCACGCTCACCACGACGCTCATGCACGCCAGCGGACAGTGGATCAGCTCGACCATCGGCGTGCGTCCCGCCCAGGAGAATCCGCAGGTTGTGGGATCCATCCTCACCTACCTGCGCCGCTACACGCTCGCCTCGGTCGTGGGCGTGGTCAGCGATGACGACGATGGAGAGGTCGCGAGCCAGCCCGTGCGTACCGCCAGCATGGCGCCTCGTCCGCAGACGGCGCGTGCGGAGTACACCCGCGAGGATCCGGTCGTTCCCCCGCCTGACGTGAAGGCGCGCCTCGATGCGACTGCACAGCGTGTGGCTGACCGCGTGACGCCCAGCGCCACCGTCGAGTCCTACACCCGCTCCACGCTCTGCCCCGAATGTGGCGGCGCGATGTGGGACAATCGTGAGAAGAAGACGAACCCCAAGGCGCCCGACTTCAAGTGTAAGGACAAGTCGTGCACGGGTGTGATCTGGCGCTACAAGGCCCCGCCTGCGCATCAGCCCATCCCGGGAGGACCGCTCGACGCCGAGCTTCGAGGCGCTCCCCCGCCGTCTGACGACGACATCCCGTTCTAGCCCTACGCATCACTAGGAGGTCCACATGGCCGCTATCGTTACCTGTCTCTCTCCCATCCTCGCCGCCACGTTCTGCGCGCTGTTCGCGTGGTGCGGCGACTATGAGCTCGCTCTCTGGTGCCTGCTGCTCGGTCCCGCGGGCATGTTCGCAGCTCCCTACCTCGAGGACGCACGATGAAGTCCGGAAAGCTCTACATCGACATTGAGACACTCCCCCCGCTGCTGTGGCCAGAGCACGAGCGCACGGCCTACGTCGCCTCGAAGGTGCCCGGGCAGTACCGGAAGCCCGAGAGCATCGCGGCGTGGTGCCAAGAGAACTACGAAGAGACCTGGTCGCGCGCGGCGCTCGACTGGCGCATCTCGCGCATCGCGTGCATCGGCGCGATGTGGGAGCCTGACGACAGCGATACCCTGCGGTCTGCGTGCTTCGTGGGCGGTCCCACCGACGAGCAGGAGCTCCGCATGTTCACGCAGCTCGCCGACTTCCTCCGCGAGCACAAGGCGTGGGCGGCTCACGTCATCGGGCACAACGTGCTCGGGTTCGACATTCCTCGCCTGCACATCACGTCCGCGCGCCTTGGGCATGTGCTGGCTGGATGGTTCCACGAGGTGAGCGAGGACCATCGCAAGCGCGTAACGGACACGATGCACCTCGCCTTTCCGACGCGTGAACGCGTGAGCTTGGCCGACCTTGCCGGCGCCTTGGGCGTGGGCGAGAAGTCGGGCCATGGGTCGGAGGTCCTGCCGCTCTGGCTGGAAGGCCGGCAACCGGACATCACCGACTACTGCCTCAACGACGTATCCATCACTCGCAAAGTCTACCTCGCCCTCAACGGAGTGTACCCCCATGCCGATTCTTGACTGGACCGTGATCGTCATCAGCAAGCCCGTGTCGCACATCGCGTGGACGCACAGCCTGCGGGATGGGGCGCACCTGATCGTCAATCAGAGCGCCGCAGGCCACTACACGTGGGAGCTCATGACGCGCGACCCCATCACAGACCAGCGCGGCCGGGCGTCGTCGCTCGAGGACGCCCAGCGTCAGGCCGAGGGCGCCGCCGTGGCGATGGGCCTCGTGGACGTGGCTAGTGCATACAGTAGGGGCGAGACCATGGCGAACATGGACCGCGCCCAGGTCGCGAGCCTGATCGATCTGGCGCTGCGAGATCAGTCGTGAAGCCACCCGGCCATACCTGCCCGGCTATCGACCGGGCACAGTCCGCTCTCCGTCGTCTCGCGTGGCGCTGCGCGAACCCAGATCATCAGGGCATCACGCCTGGCGAGGTGCTGGTTGAGGGCCTCGCGGCGCTGGAACAGGTACGCGAGGAGAACAGGCAGATGCGCGCGGCGTACCACGCGAAGGTCAACCCATGAGGGCGCGCATCCTCGTCGGCGACTGCCGCGAGAGCATGGCCACGCTCGAGGCCGAGAGTGTGGACGCGGTCGTGTGCGACCCGCCGTACGAGCTCGGCTTCATGGGCCGGAAGTGGGACTTGAGCGGTATCGCCTATGACCTTGAGGTGTGGCGTCAGGCTCTGCGCGTGCTGAAGCCCGGCGGGCACCTGCTCGCCTTCTCAGGGTCGCGAACCTATCACCGCATGGCGTGCGCCATCGAGGATGCGGGGTTCGACGTGCGCGACCAGATCATGTGGCTCTACGGGAGCGGGTTCCCGAAGTCGCACGACGTGTCGAAGGCCATCGACAAGGCGGCGGGTGCGGAGCGGGAGGTCGTGGGGAAGCACCCCCAACCGGGGAGCACCAACGGAAGGCTCGCCATGGGAGACGGCTGGCAAGTCGCACCCGACATCACCGCTCCCGCCACCGACGACGCCCGCCGCTGGTCCGGATGGGGCACGGCCCTAAAGCCAGCGCACGAGCCGATCTGCATGGCGCGGAAGCCGCTGGTCGGGACCGTCGCGGCGAACGTGCTGCGGTACGGTACGGGTGCGATCAATGTGGATGGGTGTCGCGTAGGAACAGACAGCACACGTCGCGACACGGGTTCTGCGGCTATGTGGAACAATGCAGGGCGTGTCGTCGGAGGTAGTGACTGTGGACGCTGGCCCGCCAACGTCCTCCACGACGGCAGCGACGAGGCAACCGAGGGGCTACGCGACGCGGCGCGGTACTTCTACACTGCGAAGGCCGACAGGTCCGACCGTGAGGAGGTGATCGGTGACGTACCAAGGCGCAGGCCTCCTGCCGTCGAGTGTCAGGGCGATTTTGGCAAGAGTGGCCTAAACAGTCCACGGGCAGGCGCTGGTAGGACAGCGCGCGATCTAGTGAACATCCACCCTACCGTGAAGCCCACCGACCTCATGCGCTACCTCGTGCGTATGGTCACGCCACCCGGTGGCCTCGTGCTGGACCCATTCACCGGGTCCGGTTCCACCGGCCGCGCCGCCATGCTTGACGGGATGCGCTTCGTCGGGTGCGAGCTCTCGCCCGAATACGCCGAGATTGCGCGGGCGCGCATCCGGTTTACGCTCGGGCCGCTCTTCGCGCATCTGGTCGAATGATGTTCGCGTGGCTAACCGTGGCGACCATCGTGCTGCTCGTGGGCGCGATGGTGCAGCTGCTCGCACGGGTCGCCGTGTGCGTGCTGCGCGCTATCGTGTCTCGACTACGTCAACGTCAGCAGAGCGCACGTCGGTCGAGCAGTCTCCGCGGACTGTGTCGACCGTGAACTCTGGCCCCCACGCCTGACGCGCCTTCGCGACGGCACGGCGCCAGACGCGACGTACCTGCGCGGCCTCGTCCTCGGCCTCGTTGCACAGCCGATGCGTCGTGACCTGCACACGCACCACGACGGGGTCGACCTCGACCACCTGTGCGGTGATCGTCAGACCGACCGGCCACTCGCACGCGTCGAGGCGCGGGTCGGCGATGGAGAGGACCTCACCGACCTCGACCGCGCACGAAACGTCTAGCCCTTCCACGGCGCGTAAGTCTTGCCGTCCCACGTGAGCGCCTGGCGGCTCTTCTCGCGGGCACGGTAGGGCTCACCCAGCGAGACGTGGATCCACGACACCTTACCGCCCGGGCCCTCGAGGATCGCCTGTCCGTAGGGGATGCCGCTCTCCTTCACGATCCACGCGAACACGACCTCAAGCGCCACGCCGGGCACGACGATGTCCGCGGCCTGCCCGCTCATGTGCTGCGAAGTCTTCGACCCGCCCACCGCCGTGTTCACGGCAGGACCACGAAACGCGCTGTTGATTCGCACGGCACCGAACTTTGCCCGGATCGGCTCGAGGACCGTGGTCGCCAGCGCCGTCAGCGCACCCATACACGCCTGCGCCTCCTGACGGTTGACCGCCTGGAGCGCGGTCTGCCCGGTACGTGTGAGCTCGTCAAACGTGAAGTGTGGGGACAGGTTCACGGCTTCCTCCCTGCGGGCGCTGGCTTCTTCTTCGCGGCCTTCTCGAGCTTCTCGACGCGCGCGATCAGCAGCTCGGCGTCGAAGTCGTCGGGAAAGTCGGGCAAGGTCATGCGCGAGGCTTTGGCCTCGACCGCGGCGATACGCGCCTCCAGCGAGGTGTGCGCTGCCACGCACGGCGGCGGGCTCACGCTAGGGGCCTGCATCTTCGCGTTCAGCTCAGCCATCGCCAGCTCGTGCGCCTGCTCGGCCTGCTTGTTGGCGAGCTCGGCCTTCTGCTTCGAGCTCTGCGAGTAGAACTTCCACCCGGCGCCGCCGCCGAGGACCGCGACGATGGCGAGGACCACACCAATCATGCCGCCTTCCTCGGCGCCCTGGGCGATCGTGACGATCTCCTCGGGCGACGGGGTCGCAGCCTGCGCCTCATGCGCGATCAGGCCCGCGTCATCGCTTACCTGCTCCACGATGGCGTCCTTCGCTGGCTCCTGTGCGGGAGGCTTCTCCTCGACGGTGAAGTGCTCGGGCATCAGCGGATCTCGTTGATGAGGATCTCAATGTTCACACTCGTGTGCGAGATCGAGAACATGCCGAGCTTCGTGATCGGCGCGATGCCCGTGTTGGGGTTCGTTCCGACGGTGAACGTCCGCTGATTGTCGATCGTGAAGTACACGTTTGCTGGCGCAGCGCCGCCATCGGTAAGCGTCTGATCGGTGGACAGATACAGCCCCTTGGTGGCATTGTCGCGGTTGTGGACGATCACTTGATACTGCCCCGAGGTCGGCAGCGTGATCAGGCGCACCTGTCCAGCAGTGCCAGGCGTGGTCGTCCAAGCGACGAGCGGGAGAGTAGACGGAGCGGAGAGGTCGAGAGCGGCCATAATGCCTCCTAGTCGAGCGCGTCGACGGTGAGCAGGTAGACGAGCTTGCCGGCGAGCGCGAGCAGCTTGCGGCGCTCGGCACGGGTGATCTTCGTGCCGCCGTCGCCGTCGACCGCGCGGGCATCCTTGATGGCGTCGAGGAGGACGAGCACCTCGGCCGGGAGCTTCATGATTTCGTCAGGGGATAGGGGCACTGGTCACTCCTGTGTGCGTGTGGGCCATCGCGGCGACGGTCGCCAACTGGCGCTCGATAGCGTCGAGACGACCTTCGATACGGCGCTGCGACGAAATGATCTGCTCGAGCTGCGAGGCGTCCACCTTGGGGGCTGCGCTCGCCTCGGCAGACTGCATCCCCAGGACACCGCCACCGCCAGCCATTGCGGCGCCGACGATCAGCAGCGCCCATACCGGGACTGCGACGAGGCGCTGCGACCACGCTGCCTGAGATTGACTGTCGGCCATCAATGCCCCCACTGATGCGCCGATACTAGCGCATCACGCGCGGAAACGCACGACCAGACGGCCCTCATCGTCGAGGCCCTCGCTCCAATCCTCGCCCCACGAGGCGCACGTCACGCCAGCCGGGAGGCGCGCGGCGTCTACCGTGTAGCCGACCTGTAGATCGATGGTGACCACGCTCGGGTTGGCGGCGACGATGGCGAGGACGTAGTCGGTGCAGTCCATGGTCAGACCTTGAGGAGCAGCGCATCGGCTGCGGTAGAGGGATGGTAGGCGACGATGTAGCCCTGCTCGACGCTAAGGTATCGCCACGTGTTCGTACTTGCCGCGTCGGACGTGTGGTACATCTCGCGGAGCTGGCCCCAATAGGTCGAGTTGATGACGCCCACCTGCACGGGGATCCGCGGGATCTCGCCTGCACGATTGGCCCAGCCGGTCGGAAAGGAGGTCGAGGTCATCGGAGCGAGCGTGCGGATTAGACCGGTAACCGTCGTGGAGGCGTTGTTGAATGCGCCAAAGTGCGAGGTCCCATTGACCGTGTAGTGCCCGAGGAAACCGCCATCGGCGGCACCGATCGATGCCCAGGTCGCGGAGAGGTTGGCGACGCTGCCAGATCCAGACATTGAGTAGATCCGGCCGTCGCTCTCGCCCGTGCCGGCCGACGTGGAGAGCGGGTCGATGATCGCGCCGAAGCACATGACGGAGGTCAGGGAAGCAGAAGCGGCCACGAACGGCTGCACGATGCATCCCTCTTGCGACTCCCACATAGCGACGCGGTCATAGGCAGCGACCGAGAACGCGCGCGTGCCTCGCCAATAGCCCGAGAAGCCAGACGTAAACGGCTGCGCGTCGTACCAGTTCCCGAAGGTCCCGCTCCCACGGTTCATCCCGTAGACGAGCGCGTTTACGAGCGTATTCGTATCGGGAGACAGAAGAGGGTAGGCGCGCACCGTCGATGTCGTGCCGCCGATGATGTACCGCATGTCGAGGGCGTTCGTCGGCGGGTTCCCGTAGGTCGCCTCAGTCGTGCTTGAGATCTGCTGGCGCAGCCACGTCCACGCGCTTCCGCTACCCGGTGTGCGTGTCGACCCGTTCGCGTAGGTCGTCGCCGTGCCGAGCGTGTAGATCGCGTCAAGCATGGCCGGCACGGTCGATGAGCCGAGCGTCGCCGTGCCTACGTACTTCCATGCGAGAGGAGACAGTGCCATTAGGAGATTACTCCTGGCGCCACCTCGGCGCTCTGTGTGGAGATGGAGTCGTAGATGAAGTCCTCATAGGTAGCCGGGTCGTTGAGAAACCCGACCGCCGCGACGATCGATACCCACTGCAGGGTACCTCCTCGACGCACTAGCATCGTCTCATCGGCGGTGGCCTGCACGACCTGTGCAGCGCCTCCACCGTTAAACGCTGCAACGCTTGTCGTGCTGCCCGTATGTCCGCTCGAGGTCCACCCGAGCGTTGAGAGCGCGGAGTGCGCTGGCACCGCGGGAGTCCCGTGGGTGTGATCCTGCCTAGCGACGTTAGTGCTCGTGCCAACGGCGCTTGACTGCCCGAAGGCCGTCTCCGACACGACCGACGAGGCGAGCGGGACCGTGGGCGTGCCGTGGCTGTGATCGCCGCGCGCGTAGTCCGTCGAGGTCCCCACGGCCGGGCTCTGCCCGAAAGAGGTTTGGCTGACGACCGACGAGGCCGGCGTCCCACCGCCGCCGCCGCCGCCCGAGGCCGCGACTGTGACCGTGAGGACCTCGCCCGTGAGGCTCTCGGAGATCGTCACGTTCGTGCCGGCGACCAGCTGCGCCACGCGGGCGAACTGACCGGTGCTGTTCCGTGTGAGCGGTATGCGTGCCATTAGGCCCCCGCCTCGATGTATCGCAGCGTGAACGTCACCGTGCCGTCCTCGCCCCAGGTGACGCCCTCGATCATCATCATCTGATCTTGCGCGGCGATCTCCATGTCGGTCAACGTCACAAGGTCCCCACGGCGTAGCCACCCGTATCGCTGAGGCGCGACGTACTGCACCATGCGGGACGGCTGCCCGTAGCGCGCGGCCTGTGCGACGAGGACCTTCGTTGCCGTGATGGCGTCATGCACGACCGTCGTCTCGACCACCTTGCGCCGTAGACCGTACCGAGAGACGGGAGCGATGAGCTGCTTGATCGCGACGCGGAAGGGGTCGGCAACATGGACCTCTCCCGTGATGCGCCTGAAGGACCGGTAGCCGCCGGTCTGCGGGTCCCACGTATAGCGGAGCTCCACGTAGGTGGCGACCTCGTCGGAGCCCTCGTAGCTGATGCGCCCCACTCGCTCGAGGCTCGGGTCCACGTCGGTGGATAGCGCGGCGAGGGCCTGCGTCGCGTCAGGGTAGACCGGCCACAGGTACGGGTAAACGCCGCCGGGGCCTGCCGACATGGCAAAGGGGAAGACCGTCGCGAGGACCTCGGTCATGTACTCGCCGAGGGCCACGGGTTCGTCGATGTACCCCGAGGTCGCGTATTGATTGAGCCCGGTGCGGGCCCCGTCGACCCGCGACCAATCGACCCGAAGCGCCGAGCGCCGAAGCACGTGGGCGATCAGGTCGCCAGCGCCACGGATGGCCTGCGCGCTCTCGTCGACGAGGGCCGCGCCGTTGTTCCAGATGACGAACAGATCATCCGTCAGCACAAGCGACGACGTGCTCGTGTCGACCACGACCCACGCCACGACGGGGATCCCGCGCGTGACGCCGAAGTACTCGCGAACGTCCTCGTAGTACACCACGAACGTCTCCGTGGTGCCGGCGCTGTCGATGATGTCGACCGAGAACGCCTCGACGTAGTGACACGCGACCGCGAGGTAGACCAGACTTCCGACCGTGCCGATGATCGGCGCCGGGCTTCCCGCGGACACGCCATCCCCAGGTGTGCCCCACACCATCGGCACGATCACGCCAGCGTCACCCGCCGTCGCTGCCGGGTTCCCGCTCACAGCCTCGGCCAGCCACGACGCGATCGTGATGGGTTCGAGAGGGAGCGTCGTCTGATCGTCGGCGACCATCTCCTCGAGACTGCAGGTCACGGGCTCCCACTCGGCGCCGTACTCCGGGTCGACCAGCTTTCCACGCACGATTACGCGACGCTCGTCCCACTCGGTACCCGCCGCCCACTGCGAGAGCTCGCCCACGGCCCCGTCGAGGGCGTGGCCTTGGGCGATCAGGCCGGGCACGTCGAGCGGTAGGATGAACGAGAGCGGCACCGAGAGGCGCGGGCTCTCAACGCTCCAAATCTCGAGGGCTTCCTCGACCTGCGGCGCGTCGATGAGATCGGGCGTCGTCGTGACGCTGCCGGCCCCGTCTACGATGTAGAGCCCATCAGTCGACAGGTGGAACGTGCCGCCTGCCCACGTGATCGAGAGCACCCAATAGAGGTCCCCGCGGAGCTGCGCCTCGGTCCACCGGTCGGTCACAGTTCCTCCTCGAGTCGGATCGACGAGGTCCGCACGACTTCGCCGGTAGCCCCGTCGCTGGAGAGCCACTCCTCGCCTTGCACCGTCTCAATGCTCACGTCGGAGACGATGCGCCCGAAGAGCATCAGATCCGGGTGGCTCGCTTGGTAGACCGTGCCGAGAGCCTTTCGCTCGATCCACGGCAGGTACACCACCGGGGTCGCGCTGCCGTAGAGCTCGCGAACCAGACCATCCATCGAGAGCGGCGCATCGTACCAGGTCGCCGCGGCCTCTCCACCACCCGAGGCCGCGGCGTTCACGTAGTCGGCCGGCGTCCCTGTCCGCACTGCCGACACGTCGGTGCCATCCGTCCACCCAAACTCAACCGACCGGCGAGCCGGCCCGAAGTTCTGCGCTCGACGAGCACCCGAGCGCCCCGTCGTTAGCGCCGTGTTCGCCGCTGTCTGCATCGTGCGGCCCCAGCTGTAGCGCCGACCGAACGCCATCACGTGCCCTAGGGCGAGCGTGCCGATCTCGAAGTAGCTCTCGACCGTGTGCTGTGTCGGGATCGTGAGCCGGTACGCGTTGTACCGCGGGTCATTGTTCCACACGAGGATCCCGCTGCGGTGAACGATGGCGCCGGTGGTCCCGCTTGCGCCGATGCCCGAGGTGTTTGCGATCTCGAGGCGCAGCTTGCGACCTGCGAGGTTGGTCCACCCGCCTTCGCTGCTCGAGGAGATGGCCTTCGCTGTGAGGCCAGCCGCAGCGGTCGTGTCGGGTACGAAGCGAGCACCTCGAAGGATGCCGTGCGGCCAGAAGTAGCCGGCCGAGGTCGCGGCCGTCGTGTCAGGCTCGATCATCGTGCCAGCACGTGTCCACCGCAGCGGTGCGCTAGAGGCGCTCATGTCGATCGTGCCGATGGCCACGAACGTACCGGCACCGTTGCGCCCTTCGAGGGTCGCCGTGCGGAAGTTGCACCCGCCGAGGTAGAGGGCGCCGAGAGGACCGCGCATGGGCGTCACCGCACCCGCGCCGGTTTCGATCACCCACGTAAGGATCTGCTGCGTCGCGTCGGTCGAGCGCCACGTCTGACGCGGCGAGGGAGCCACGCTCGCCAGGACATTCTCCACGGCGTAGTCGTGTCGCGGCGTGATCGTCCACTCGTCGCCAACGAGCGTCGGGCCAGCCACCGCGCGTGCCGACATCCCAAAGGCCAGCAGCTGCGGGTACGCCGAGAAGGGGCGACCCGGCAGATCGGTGGGGAGCGTGAGATTGTAGACCGATGAGACGCCGGCCACGGCCTGCCAGCCTACGCCGTACCAGTTCGACTCGGACGCGTTGGCCTGGTTGAAGTGTCCCCAGGTGATCGATGTTGCCGCGGCCGTGACACCGGCATCGGACACCGTCGACACGTTGCAGATGCGCGTCGCGGGGCGCAACGTGGCGAGCCCGCCGGCAGAGGTCGACAGGTATACGACGGCGTTACACCCGGCCGCGCCGTTGTTCTCGAGGAAGGCGCGCACGTGAATCGTCGTGCTCGCCGTGACCGTCGTCGTGGCAAGGGTCGCGCCGCCGTTGCTGTCGAGCACGTCAACGGTCGTGCCCGAGTAGCGCACGCGGAAGCCGTAGGTATTCGTCCCGTTGCTCGAGGCGAGGCGCAGCTCGCTCCGCTGCGTGATTGCAGCCCACTCGGCGAACGCCGCCACCGTGTGGTTCGCGGAGAGCGCAGGGCCCGCCTGCGTGTACGTGTTGACCGCCGCACCGGGCACCTGCAGGTTGAGGTACCCGCCAGCATTCAGCGACACCACAGGGATACCGGCAGTCGCCAGCGTCCACCCGGCCGAGTCCGGCAGCCAATAGGGCAGCCACGTCAGACGCGACCCGAGCAGGCTATCGCTGCGCGCCTCGCTTGCCGGGGACCACGGCATACCCGCCGTCGTGTACCCCGCGATCGCCGTGCATCCGATCTGACCCGGCCACGTCGCCGAGTCCCACTGCGACACGAGACGGAGCGTGCCGTTGTACGCACTCACCGTGCCGCCGACCCACTCGTTCCCGGTGCCGGCGAAGAGCGGCACGTTGGGGACCGTGGCGCTCTGAAAGCCGACCTCGGTCCATGTCGTGAAGATCTCCGTCGTGCTGCGCGCGATCTGGGTCTGCTGGTTCGTGACGAAGTCGACCGCGAGGACGTACACGGTCCCGTCATCGTCGCGCGTGGCGCAGAGTTCAGTCGAGGCCGAGAGCTGCCCACCTACGGTCAGGTTTGCTGAGGGCGCCGAGAGCGCCGAGAGCGTCGTGGTGACCACCGTCTGCCACGCGACCCACGCCGAGGGTAGCACCTTGTAGAGCACGGCCGAGTTGGCGCCGTAGGTCGTGCGGGAGCTTGCGCAGAAGACGGCGACGAATGACCCGGATGGCGTCACGACGAGGTCATGCACGCCGCCCGTGTAGTCGTTGGCTGCGGTCGTGTTGTCGACCGCTTGCACGAGCGCAAACGACGCGCCCTCGTCGGACGATGCGTATTGCCGGAACGAGTCCGCAACGGTCGCCGTCGTGTCGCGGAAGGCTAGCACCATAAGGACCTGACCCGCCGAGTACGCCGCCCGCAGACGACGAGGCGGTGTCGCGGTCCCATCGAGCTCGTCACGGATCGTGCTGTCGGCGCTCTTCGTCCAGGTGGCGCCGTCGTCGGTGCTGACCCACGCGCGGATCGTGTACTGCCCCGCTGCAACGGTCTTCGTGGACAGAAGGAGCAAGCGCCCCTCGGGCAGACGCACGAGCGTCGGGCAGTACGCCACAAGGCCAATCGCCTGGGCGTCGATGACGATCGTTGTCGTCGTGGTCCCTACCGTGCGGAGCACCACGAGCGAGCGGATAGCGCCGGCAGACGTGAACCGCTGCGCCGCGGTGAGCATCGTCCCGTCGTCGGTGTGGATCGTGTGCAGGTTCCCGTATTGATTGGCAGCGCCACCCGACGCAAACGTGTGGAGCGGGCTCCACCCGGCGAACACGAGCGGACCATTCCAGCCGAGCCAATCGGTGCCGTTTGTCCGCAGCGCGAAGGCGCCCGGCTCGATCTCACCATCGGGCGAGGAGGATACGCCACCCGCTCGCACCGTGCGGATCGTGACCGTGCCGCTCGACATCTCGCCGCTCGACTCGAGGACCATTGACGAGGCGCTCGTCGGCACCGGTACGCCAGGATGCGCGCCCGCCTCGGAGTACGTCGAGAGCGACGTAGAGAATGACGACGCGTTGATGCGCTCGTCGTGAACGAGGATGCCGCGGAGAGCGTTGACCGTGACCGCGCTGCCCATCGTTACCCCCTCTGTCCGAGCCTACGTCCTGCGTTTAACGCACGAGGAAGGGTCGCGTTCGTTCGCAGATGATCGCGCACGAAGTAGTCGAAAGACTTGTGCTTGTAGACGATCTG